GGCATCTCTTGTAATTTTTGAAAATACAAGTCAATCTTTTCTTGCATCTTTTCATCTTCTGCAAAAACAGAATATGCTAACAAAAACAGAGGCGAAGAAATTGTTAAAAGTACAAATTCGTCCTTCCAGTCTGATTTTTGATTCTCTGCAATCTTGCCAGAAAATTCTATTTCACCTCTCTTCATTTTTTCAATATGAAGGAGTTTAGCTTCTGACATTGCAACGTCAGCTGCTTTTTTATTCTTGTATATTTCTAGTCCAGATTTTAAACCTTGACCTAATAAACCCCAAGGAACCATACTAGTACCACTTAGCTGTTCTTTGCTTTTCTTTTAACATTCGTTTTTGTCCACCAACTTTTTCCATTTGTGTTTCAGTTGGATTACTAACTTCGACTTCTACGCCGCCTTTAGCATAACCATCTTTGTTAACAAATTGTTGGAAAGTTAACTTGGTTTCTATTTTTTCCTTTTTGCATTTCGCCTCCTTGACATTCCTGCCTCGCTTAATGCGATGGCAATTGCTTGTTTTCTAGACTTCACTTTTGGTCCTTTTTTAGAACCAGAGTGTAGTTTACCTTTTTTAAACTCTCTCATTACTTTTGCAACTTTTTTCTTACCGTTCATTATACACCTCCTCCTAATCTACCAGAAGAACTTACAGCGCTAGGACTAGATGTTCCAGTTCCACCATAACCTGATGAATCACTAAAACTAAATGTTCCTCCACCTACTCCTGATCCAGAATCTCTTTGAGCATAAGCTTGATCAACTAATCTTTGTCTGTTCATAGCTTCTGCAAAATCTTGCAATGTATTGCTTCTAGCAAATGTAGAAAATGCTCCACGTCTACCAATACCTTGACCTAAGTAACCACCTAAAATAGCTCCGATAGGTCCTAAAAATGCGCCTCCTATTAATGAACCAAGTCCTGATCTACCAATGTTTCCTAAATTTTGATTAACGTAGTTATAACCTTTACCAAAGGTAGTAGGATCACTTTCAGATCCCATTAATAAATATTTTAATGCGGTAAGTCCCATTATTGTCCTTGTATTTCCACTTTTTTAGCTCCCATTTTAGCTAAACTAACACCAGCACGTAATTGTGCAAGTCTTTCGTTCTGTTCCAACTTTTCATCTTGAGTTTGTTGGTTCATCATAGCCTTCATTCGGTCTAAATTAATTCGTTCTTCATCAGTTTGCTTCTTACGTTCGTTTTCCATTGCTCTAAGATCAACTTCTCGAGCTTTTAACTTCAATACTGGGTCAGTATCCATCTGAGAAGTGATTTTATTTTCTTCTTCAGCAAAATCTTTGCTCATTTCAGCAATCAATTGTGATTTTCTTGCTTCAATTGTCATAATTATCTGTTGCATACGCTGTTGAATCTGTGGATTTGGTCCCATTTGTTGCATTTGTTGTTGTAAAATTTGCATTTCTTGTAATTCTTGCACAAATTCCATCTGAACTTGCTCTTGTGACATTAAAGAAATGTGTTCAAGTATGTTTTTTTGAATAGAAGCCATCACAATTGGATTATTTTTTACCATATTGAGTGACATAAAGTTTAAATGTGCCTCAATGTGAGCTCTATGATTCTGTCCAGGGAATGCTTGGAACGATCCACCACCTAATGCAGTGATATGTTCTAATGCTGGGTCCATTGGTTGAGGTTGTTGAGGCGGTGGTAATATTAAATCTATGTTTTTTACACCTAAAGCTGAATACATATTTCTGTATGCTTGATACAAGTTATGCATTTTAGGATTAGAACTTGCCAATTGCAGTTCCGTTTGGGCGATAGTGATCCTTTGTGTTTGAGAAAAGATATTTGGATCTGCAACCGGCAAGATATCTATCCTTGCATCAAAGTCAGCAGATTTGATTTCTCTAGTTCCGCCAACTACGTCGTAAGGATAAACTGGTGGTAAGTATGTTTTAAATACTTCTGACAATAAAACAAATTCTTGTTTTAAAGCCGCATAAATTCTCTTGTGTATTGCAGACATTACCCGCGATCCACGCTCCAATAATGCTACGGTTGTACCTACAGGCGCTTGTTGGTTAGCATCACCAACTTGCATATCAGCAATGGACGCGAACCGTTGGCCCGCTGCAACTACGATACCTAATAATTGTAATAATGTTGGTGATGGTTCTTTAAATGGTAAAGGCATAAACGAATCTCGTAAATTGCCTCCTGGAGCATCTACATCTCTAAATTCTCCTGGTTGTAATGGTTGTGCATCGTCTCTAACTCTAATTCCTCTTGTCTTAAATCCAGCAGGCAGATTTGATAATGTTCCAGCATCAAGAAGCTGCCTTAAGGCTGTCGTAGCTGTTCTTGATAATCCACCGATCATATGAATCAGCCCGAAACCATAAAAACCTAGTCCAGGTAAAAATCTAAAATGTACGAAGTATTGAATTTTTCTTTTTAATGAATCTCCTGCTCTAAAGTTTCTTCTGATTGCCAATACTTCTCTTGATCCTTCTTCGATTGTAACAACGTATGGTAATTTAATTCCAGTTGGTTCACCATCTTCTCCAACATCTTCAAATCCTTCTAGATCTAAATTAACGTGGCATTCTAATAAAGTATAAATGTCATCTTGCTTTTGTTGTTTGACTCCTTCTAGTTCTTGTTCTTTCTTAGTCACATCATCAGTTTTCATTTGTGGTGCGCCTAGATCAATGTCTCTATAGAATCCACCAACTTGTTGTTTACGTAATTCGTTCTCTGACATTTTAATGATGTGAACGATTGATTCTGCATCATCTAATGAAGTTGCAGAATATGGAACGACTAAATCATCTGCTGGCACAAATTTAGAAACGGCTCGTCCTAACAAATCATCATAATAAACTTTTTTAAATGTTGAACCTGCAAGTGGTAAGTAAAATAACATTTGATCAAATTCAGATTCATATTCTTTCATCTGATCCATAATTTGATAATTCATAAAGTCTTTAACTCTACCTGCTTGGTCTTCTTTTTCTTTTGTGACTACTCCAAGGATTTGAGTTCTTACTGGTCCATCAGCAGGTAATAATTCTTTGTAAGCTTGTGCTTGAAATTGTGTAACCGCTTCTGCAAGAACGGGGTGAGTTGCACCTGATGCACCTCTGAACGGTTGTGTTCTTTCAACATATCTAAATCCTAATAAGTCTAAACCTTTTGTATAAGTTTGTTCCCAGTCTGCTCTTGAAGTTTTAAAATCTGTGTAGTCGTCAACTAATTTTGAACCAAGTTCCATCAAGATATCTTCATTTAAGATATCAGCTAAGTTTGTGTAATGATCTTCAGATTGTTCTTGGCTTCCAAGATTAGGGTCAAATGAAACGGTTGCACCACCGTCATCTTCTGCTTGAATCTGAACGGGTTGATCTTTTAGTTGTTCGGATATTTTTTCCGTTACAACTTCTTCGATTTCGCCTGAACCAGGCAATTCTACCTGTGTCTTGTTTTTACCAAGCTCTGATAAAGTCTTGTCTATCGCCATATTTCATTTTACCTTTTTTTAAATAAAGTTGCAAGTCCGTCAGCCATTGGACCTCTTTCAGGTGGTATAGTATCCGTTAAACCACCATCAGCATATTCACCATAATCACCAAAATCTCTAGCTTCGTCTGCTAAAGCTTCAGCTCTTCCTTCTGCTTCACGAACTGCACTAGAACCTTTAGTGTCTTTAGGCATTGGTTTACCTTCAATGTTCGTTACGTCTTTTGCATAATTTTCTAAGTACTTAGAATCACCACCTAATATTTCTTCTATGTTTTCTACGACCTGTGCATCATAGTCTACGTTGCCATCTGGATCTGCATAAACAGGTGTTGTATCCGTAGCTTGGAAGTCACCTTTAAATTTAGTTCCATCTTCTAAAGTTGATGGTGGACTATAGTCAATTCCAAACTGTTGGCCGTATTCGTTCTTACCTGTAATTTCAATTCGACCATCGTCGTATTTTAAAACTTCAACATCAGGTAAATCTGGATCTGTAATTTTAGTAATGTCTTGATCTATTTTTTCTGCTCTATCTGCATTTTTAGTTATGAATTTTTGAACAAAAGTAGGAAACCAATCAGGCATATTAGTTGAAGTATTTCTAAGTTGTTTAATACCTTCAACTACGTCAGCTCCTTCTTTTGCTAAGAAAAGGTAATAGCTTTGCCATTAGTGGTGTAGACAAAATGCCACCCAATAGTTTTAATAAATTTCGTTTACTCGGATCCATCTTGTTCCTTCCTGTCTTGATAAGCTTTATATAAATCGTAAGCTGTTAGACCAGCACTTAATGCTAAACCAGGTAGTCCAGCAAACCTACTTATACCTGCAATGGTTCGTGGGTTCAATCCTAATCTTAAAACTTTACTTAATATTCCTGGTGCAGCTTCACCACTCTTAGTTATGACTCCAGTTGTTTTTGCTAAAGGTTCCATAAAAGCTAAACTTAAGTATGGACTATCTATTAATGGTTTAGCTGCTGTCATTGCTTTTCCACCAAAACCCATATCAAAGAATTCTTCCTTTTCTTGTTCTTCAAGTCTTGGCATTAATATTTCTGATGCAGAAGCACCTTTACTAATCTTATCTGCCATCCTAGTAACTTCATAAGGTATCACTACACCAGGTGTTCCTGTTGCAGTTAGTACCTTACCTAATCCACCAGTGATTCCGATTGCAGATCTAAATTTACCACGGCCCAAGGCTCTTGCTTCATTGTAACCTCTTGGTATTTGTGTAGCGCCTGCAGCTGCACCAGCTGCTAAAATATAATTTCCATAATTTTCTAAATTAACTTTTTGTTCTTCATTTGATGGATATGTTTCAGGATTGTATTCATCAAAAGGTTTTACATTAATGTTTTGACCTAAAGCTTCTAATTCTCCTAACGGAGCTACTTGTGGTTTTTCTTTGTCATATAATTCTTGAGAAGTCATTTGACCAGATTCCATTTCATTTTGTGTTGGCTCACTTGCAGAAGCCATTGTACTAATAGCAGCAGCTCCAGCAGTTCCTGCTATCAAAGCTTTTGTTATTGGTCTAAATCTAGGAATTGCATTAAAAGCTTCTAATACTTTACTACCTTTTAAAATAGAACTACCTTGATTATTTTTTAATAAATTAATTCTATCTTTTAAAGATTTTG